AAGAAAGTAATTGAACCCGATTTAGATAAAAAGTAATGCCAATAATAGCATATACCGATATAATCAGCTTAGAACGTGCTAGAATCTATTTACGTGTAGATGACGGCATGAATGAGGATGATGCAGAAATTACATCTATGATTAAGGCGGCATTCTTGTTTATGGAGCGTTATACGAATCATATTTTCATCAATCGGGAGTTTAAACAGTTGGTACCACCTAAGATTTATAACTATCCTATTACCGAAATATCTGGCGTTCCTGAAGATGATTGGAATAATTACTATCAGAGAAATATGGATTATTATTGTAGCGAACGCAGAACGCCTGTATTAACAACATATAAAGCTGGATATGAAGAAGTGGCGGAAGTTCCAGATGATTTTATACAGGCTGCTTTGCAGATGATTAAGGTGTGGTACTATGAATCTGAAAAGCAAGAAAACAGCACTCTTATACCTATTTCAGTAACACAGGTTTTAGACACATATCGTAGATTTGTATAATGATTTCAAGAGCCTACAACAAGCGAATACAGTTATTTGAGGTAACACTCGAAACTAATCCATTCGGGGGTAATACGCCCGTTGAAACGTTGTTGTTTACTTCGTGGGCGCAAATTATAACCAATGGCGTAGGCTATAAGGCAACTGATTTTGGTATTGATTCTTTTGAAGATCCTGTTTTATTTAAGGTTAGATATCGTAATGACTTTAAATATCAAGGGCGTACATTATTAGTTGTTTACAAGGGTGAGCGTTATGTTATCAAAGGCGTTAGAAATGTCGATGTAGCTAATCTGGAAACAGAGATTTATTGCCAACGTAAAGAAACCGAATTACCATAATGGGCAGACAAATGACCTTTCAGGAATTGACACTTACCCTTTCGAGGGCTGGCGCAAACATGGAACAGTTCATTAAGGATGAAATAGAGGCAAGCGGCAGAGAGACTGAGTTAAAGGCAAAGCAATTGGCCCCTGTTGATTTAGGTAAGCTAAGGCAATCAATAAACTACAGTAAGATTAACGGAGGCTTAGGCGCAATGGTTAGCGTAAACGTTAGCTATGCCGCTTATCAGGAGTTCGGGACGGGAGGATCGGTTAACGTGCCGGCAGAAATGAGAGAACTTGCCGAGCATTATAAAGGCAAGGGGGTAAGGGTCATAAATCTTAGGCCACAACCGTTCTTGTATCCTGCTTTTGTTGAAAATAGAAAGAAGTTAGTCGATACATTAAAAAAGAAGTTGAGAACAATATTAAGATCATGACAAAGAATCCCGATAAATGGATTAGAAAGGGTATCATCGATGCTTTGGGTACTACTCATAAGATCTATGATATGAGGGTGCCGGCTACGGGGTACCCATCAAGCTATATTATACTTTCTACGCAAACCAAATTGGATAATGAAAATAACAAGTGTTCGGGACAATGGGATTGCACGATATTATTAGATTTAGTCACGAGATTTACCGGTACGGGCAATCCAGGTGACAGGGTTTTGGTAAATGATTTAGAGGACTACGTAATAAGTAATATGCTAGACTTTGCCGTTGATGGGTTTAAAGTTTTTCGTATCTTTTTAGAAAGCAGCACTTCACTAGATACATTAACAGATACTATGAATGTATTTCGGCAGTTGGTTAGATATAGGATTATATTGGATGAAATCGATTGAACAACAAGCAGCAGAAAAGTTTCCCTATCCGCTTAATGCTTGCGTATTTGTTAAGAAGAAAGTTAATTGGTTGCGTGAAAGGTGGGTTAGTGAGCAAACCACTAAACAGATTTCAATCGCCTTAAAAACTCCTTAATCATATTCTCTTTTTCTGTATATTGAGTTATTTGATAATCAAATAAAAGATTAGATCTATTGTTCAGAAGTGATTGAACAGATTTTAACTCCTGTTCATATTCTTTAATTAGTTTTTCCATCTTATTTCCCCCCATAGCCTTTACACGTGTAGCATAATACGCAATGAATAATAATCGGAATGCAAAATATTGCCGAGCCATAAAGGTAAATTTCTAGTAGTGTTTTCATGTTAAAATCCTTTCCAAAATAATTTGTACCACCATTTGCTTTCTATTAACCTGATTAAACTTGTTAAGTGTTCTAATTCTCTTTTTAATGTATAGTTTTCAGATTCAATCCTGTGCTCATTTGTTTTCTCTTTAACTAAAGGTAATTCAAAAGGTTCATTATTGCTAGCTATATTGCATTGCATCTTTACCGTAACATATGGCGGTTCTTGATTGATGTCAGTCACTCTAGTCCAAACTATACCTCTTATATCTTCTCCGCTTGGTAGCTTTATTAAGTGAATTCCGTCTAAGCAATAGACTGTTGGCAAATCTTCGTTAAAGTATTTCATGATTTATAGTATTGGTTTTTTATATCTGCAATTAGATGAGTAGACAAGATAAATACCCCAATCGTTTTTATCTTCATTGCATATTGGATTTAAGTAGAATGCAGATTCTTTAGTTAAATCGTTATCTAAATTAAATTTTTCAATTAGCTTTGAAAGCTTTTTCATTAATTCGTCTGGTTTTCTATTCACAACAAACCTTTCTTTTCTTTCTGTGATCTATGTAACCTATAACAAACGTATTAGATATTGTTACAATAAATCCACAGATATATCCATTAGTCCATTCGTCAAGGTTGAAATAATCTAACACGAACATTGTAAGTATCAGTGCTAATATTCCAGCTAACACACAAAATATTATTTTAATCATTACGAATGCCCTCTTCTTCTATTTTGGCTGATATGTTAATCCATCCAAACAATATAATAAAATATATAAGTTCATTTGTTATTGGCTTTCCAACAACAATAAAAACAACAACTATTATTTCAAGTAATATCATTATCATAGATGACCATATACTTCCAATTCTTGGTAATTTATTTTTCATATTTAGCTAATTTAATTTTTAATTCCTCTATTTCTTCTAAGCTAAGGCTAAAATAAGGATCATCTGGATCTCTCCAATTAAAACCTATTATTTCTTCTCTATAAATAAATAATCCTTTTTTAGTTTCTGTATCAAAACATTCAGCCCATCCACCGTCAATAAAATCATAAATACTTCCTGTTATATTCTTAAAATTTGGTAGTATTTCAGTTAGGTAGGAATTTACTTCTTCAATTGTATCAAAATCATTTAATAAATCACCAGAACCTCCTTTTGGGTAGTAGTCACTGCCAGCGAACAACATTAATCTTTTCATTATAAACCTCTTTTTTCTTTTGATGAATTGAAATAATTAACAATATCTTTTCCATCAATAACTAATGGTCTTTCCATTAGTTTTAATCTTATAAAAGACGATATGCTTAACCCTACCTCTTTAGATTCTTTTTCTATTTGGTTGTACAAATCATCTTCAACCATTACCTGTATTCTTTTCTTTGACATACCCAAATTTACTAAGTATTACTAACAATAACAAATTATTTAAAGTAATTTTGTTGTTACATATCATTTGTTTACATTTACGCTAAATAAAAAGATAAAACTATGTCAACTCCAATCTTAGGAACAGGTTATGGCTTATTCATCGATACGGTTACTGCTGTAGCTACTAACGATAGAGGTACGGAAGCCAATTATAAATTAGTGGCTTGCGGTGTAACCAATGGCTTAGACGTTAATGCTGCAGAGGTCACAACATCGAATAAATGCGATGGCGGTTATGCAAGCTCATTAAGCGGTCTTATTGATTGGTCATTTTCTTTCGATGGGCAAGCGGTTACCATTGTTGGCGAAACAACGAGCAAGGTTAATTACCAAACGTTGTTGGGATTGCTTTTGAACAAAACTGTTTTCTTCGCTAAGCTGGAAAATCCAGATGATGCTACTTACATTCGTGAGGGTAAGGTAAGGATTTCTACAATGACGGAATCAGCACCTAACCAGGATGTATTTACAGTTACTGCAACATTTGTTGGTATTGGCGAATTGTTCATTGTTCCAGAAGCATAATGACTAACGGAGTATTCGAGATAAAGAACGGCAGGGAAACCATTAAATTATTGATGGGATTTAATGCTGCATCCGAGTTTGAAACTAGGTACTTTAAGCATATTACAAGCGGAGTTGCGCCAAGTGAGGGGATATTGTTTACTGATTTGGTTTACTCTGGCATGTATTGTAATGCATTACGCAATGGTGAGCAAATACCGTCATACGGTGAAGCATTCGATTTAGTAGAGGAGCTAGGTCAAACAGAGGATTTTACCGATATCAGAACTAATCTTTGGAATACCTATTATGAATCTAAATGGGGTACTGACTTTAAGAATCGCTTAGATGCTTTTATTGATAAAAAAAAAGTAGAGGCAGGCCAAGCAAGCCAATAGATCCAACTCCAGAGCATATAAAATTATTAGAGTTCGCTTACGGACAAATGGGGTTATCACCGAGAGAATTAGCGGAGTTAACCCCATTTCAGTTTGAGATCAAGTGCAGGGGGTATAAAACGGGGTTATTGGTTATTGAGGAAAACTTTAGAAAGCTTGGATGGATAACCTTTGCAATGGGCGCAGATCCAAAGGCGAGCAAGAAATTAACTTTAGATGATATTTGGCCTACAGCCTTAACCGTTAAAAAGGCTAAGGAAAGAAATAAGGAAGCGAGTAACCTTGCTACGCAGACACTTGCTAAGTTTATGCAAAAGCAACAAAAACAATAAACAATGGCAGATGCAGTATTATCGGTAGAATTACAGGCAAGGGTAGATGCCTTTGTTGCTAACTTGCTTTCGGCTGCCAACGCATCAACGAATACGGCAACGGCAACTACTCAAATGAGTACGACAATCAGTCGTAATGTTGCGAATGTAAACAGAACCAATCTAACGCAGTTTACCGCTGCAATGAATGCCGGAACGTTAAGTGTTAACCGTTTGGGTGCGGCTGTTCCTGCAATTACAAGGCCAATCGTAACAGGATCAAATCAAGCCGCTAATGCGTTAACCAATTTAGGTCGTGTCGCTCAAGATGCGCCATTTGGTTTTATAGGCATTCAGAATAACTTAAATCCATTATTAGAATCATTTCAAAGGTTAAGAGCGGAAACAGGTAGTAATGGCGCTGCCTTTCGGGCTTTGGGCAGTTCGTTAATGGGCCCAGCTGGTATCGGTATTGCGCTATCATTGGTTACTTCTGCTATTACCATCTATACCATGTATCAACAGAAAGTCAATAAGGCTACAAATGATGCAAAAAAAGGTACAGATGATTATTTAGCTACGTTAGGGCAGTTAGACCAAGCGCAATTAAAAGGCTCGCAAAACGCACAAAAAGAGCTTACAGATTTAAAGGTATTATTTGAGGCTTACCAAAATGCAAACGCTCCATTATCAGAAAGAAAGAAAGCTTACTCAGAAATACAGGAACAATATCCAGATTACTTCAAAAACATAAAGTTTGAGCAAACAGCATCAGAGGCTACCAAATCCGCTTATGATAAGTTAACAGAGTCGATACTTGCAACAGCAAAGGCAAGAGCGGCATCGGATATAATCACAAAGAACGCATCTAGGCAGCTAGAGAATGAGCAAAAGATTGTTGATCTAAATAAACAGGCATTAAAAGATCAAATTGCAATCGATAAAGCGAGGGCTAGGGGTACTGTTTCTGGTGGTGCTGGTATTACCGCTACTTCGGGTAGCGCAGGACTTGCTATAGCTGAAAACACAAAGCTAAAGGAAACCATTAAGCAGATTAATGACTTAAAGACCGATAGCAATATATTAACGCAAAAGAATGGCGATCTTTTAAAATATGTAAATGAACAGATAGAGAAAGGCGCAAAACTACCTGGTTCTGGAGGTAAAGACGGAAAAGGAACGGCAACCATAAAACCTAAAGCCTTAGACCTTGAACTTCCAGAAAATGAGGATAAGGTAATAGCCGAACTTTACCGAAAGATATCAGAAATAAACGCACCCGATGCGCTAAAGGTTAAGGCGCCTAAAAAGCTAGAGATCGATGGTGAAAAAGCCCAAATACAATTAGGCGACTTGCTCGATATATCAAACATTGATATTGAGGGCGATAAGGTTATTGAAAAGTTAACCAAGATTGGAGAGGATGCAAAAAAGGCGATAGAATCAACCTTATCTATTCCTAGCTTAATCCAATTATCTTCGGGGACTATTGGCGATGCTTTCTCTCAAATGGGGGAGGCAATAGCAATTGGCGGTAACGTAATCGAGGCGGCTGGTGCGGCAATACAAAAATCTTTTGCAGATATATTGAGTGCTTTAGGCGATCAGTTTATCACAATGGGATCGGCAAAGGTTGCGGCCGGCATTTTAGCAACTCCATTTGGAGCGGCCTTAGTTTCGCAGGGTGCAGGATTGATCGCTTTGGGTGCAGGGTTAAAATTAGGAGGTGGCTTAGTAAGCGGTGCAGGAAAAGGAAAGGGAGGCGCATCAGGGCCAACAGCATTCGCAAATGGCGGTATTATATCAGGACCTACTTTAGGTTTAATGGGTGAATATGCAGGAGCTAAATCAGATCCAGAGGTAGTCGCTCCATTAAGCAAGTTGAAGAACCTTTTAGGAGAAACTGATGCAATGGGTAATACGATATCTACAAACGGTGATAACTATTTCTTCGATCAAAGGGTAGAGATTGAGGGGGATAAATTGGTAGTTTTGCTAGAGAGAACACAAGCTAAAAGAAAGAGGTTTAAATAATGGCAAACATATACAACGTAATTTATAGGGGTAATTTCTGTTCACCGGACGGAACAGATAACGTTATTGAGTTTTCCAAACGCATGCTCGACACCGATCCCGTACCAGTTGTTACGCCAATTATATTCGCGGGGCATGAAGATGAGCCAATAACATTTGAGTTTCAAGATAAGGGAGATTATAAGCAAGAACCGATAAACGGACTTTCAATGACCGTTAATATTAAGGCTATTGAAACGTTCGAACTTCAATCTTTATATACGGCAGATGAAAGAGAATGGCAAGTAACGCTAACAGGAACATTTAATGTTACGGGTTGGCTTATTCCAGATAGCTGTAGCGAACCGTACGCAAGTAAACCATACGATGTTAGCGTACAAATTACCGATGCCGTAGGAACGTTGGAAGATGTGCCGTTTGCCAAATCGGACGGGGTAACTTATAAGGGCTTTTATTCGGATATTCAGCTGGTACAAATATGTTTAGCTAAGACCGGATTAGAACTTCCATTGCTTACGGGGATTAATACCTATGAGGTAACTATGGATAGGGCGTTTGGTCCGCTACAACAATGTTACCGAGATACTGCAAGATACCTCGACGCAGACGGAAATCCGTTTAGCTGTTTAGAAGTGTTAAGATCTATCCTCGAACATTGGTCGGCTCGACTGCATCAATGGAATGGATATTGGCAGATAGTTAATGTATTGGAAAAAAGTACCGGAAACGTTAAGGCGTGGAGATATACGACACAGGGAACTACGGACAGTTTCGTTACACTGGGCAATACCATTATTTCGGGTGGAATAAATAGGGATTTACAGCCTACAGATGCAAACGATGAAACCGCAAAGGCTTTTAAACTTTCTACTGCTTACTATCAATATGGTTATCCATCGAACGCCCTATTAAATGGTGATTTTGACGACGCAATCCCTCCAGCATTACCTAATCATTGGGTAGCCAGCGATGGAGGTTCAGCGCATAGTGAAACAAGAATAGACGAAACCACAGGGTTAGCGACAACCGATCATTATTTGGTTATTGATAGCAACGGATCTGGTGGTGGATTTATTTATAATAATACAACCGTACAGGTTAGGGCAAATCAAAAGGTAGTTGTTAGCTTTGATCTGCTATCGTATTCTGCTGTTAGCGCATTGGGTAGGCGTTATTTGGGGCTTAGGCTTTCTGATAATTTCGGTAATTTTTACACTGCTGCAAATGGATGGGTTCAAAGCGGAAACTTCTATGTTATAGATTATCAAGCTTCTGATTTTTCAAACCAGATAAGGGTTAATTTTGAGATATCACAACAACCATATGACTATCAATTAACCATAGGACTACAGGCGGTTGCGGGTACGGCAGGAACAGAGTTCTCAACTAGGTACAACAACGTTTCGATTCAGCCGCAAACAGTAAGCGGACAAACTGCACCTCCTTTGGGGGTGTTCAATCGTGAGACATTAAAAGCCCCTCAAACATATAAGAAAGATCCTATATTGCTTTTGCATGGAGATGAAACCAATCCACAAAGAACAAGCCGCTTATCAATAGGGAGCGCAATAACGATAACACCACCTACGTTTTGGGAAAGAAGCGGAATTGTTGAGCCTATAAGCGGATTGCCGGAAAGACAAAGCTTATTGCATATTGTCGCAAACACTGAATTAAGAAACCATCAAAGGCCATATCTAACATTTACGGCTAAGTTCGTTGGATTTGGATACATTGATATTAATACGTTATTGGTTGTCGATTTGTTAAGCCCTACGGGATGGATATTTCTTTCTGGTAAGTTTGATATAAAAACAGGATATCACACGCTGCGTTTTGCGGAGGTTCTGGTAAACGAACCAAATTATGTAGAGGAATTTAATATTGAGGATTACGGGTCTGAAAAAGGCGTAGAGGGATTGAGTGTAGGACAACCAGATTCAATAACAACTCAACCAGGCACGTCTTACATTGATTTGTCTGGATTTGCAACTACAGACCAAATACCAGTTAAGGCTTCGGCTGTTGAAACCGCTGCTGGAACTAACGATGATAAATTTGTTACGCCTTTTAAGTTATTGGGATGGTGGACTAATATTAAAACATTAGCGGCTACTATTTCGGGGCTTTGGAACTTTACCACAAGACCAACATACAATGGATCAAATTTATTGACTGCTGCTGACATTCCAGCAGAAACTGATACATTAGACTCTGTTTTATCAAGGGGTAATATATCTGCAATAGGGGCTAAAATGGGCTACTTAATATTGAATAGCGCAACGCCTGATATAGTTTTCGATCAAGTAGGGGGAAGCGGATATAATACGTTCTTATTCTATAGAAACGGAGTGGTGAAAATGGGTGTGGGCAGGGATGCAGCAGATGATTTCTATATCACAAGAAACGTTTCCGGATCATACTTTGATGATACATTCAAAATAGTTAGGCTTACAGGAAAAGCAAGTTTCGGCTACGGGCTTAGCGTTGATGTCGCCCCTGTTAACCCTAATGATGTTGTTAGATTACAGGAATTAAACGCTTTTAAAGGCAGCGATACGGTATTAACCAAATCTTCTGCTTATACGGTTGTCTTGGCCGACTTTGGAAGCAATGGTAACGTTACTATTTACGTAGACACAACAAGCGGAAACGTATCTATAACACTGCCATCAGCAGGGGTAATGAATGGTTATACAGCCAACATAATCAAGACTAGCAGCGATGTTAATTCAGTAGTTGTTACGGCAACTATAAACGGAATAACAAACGACCTTTTGGCGAGTCAATTTGATGCAGGAACTTATAAGTCAAACGGAGCATCGATATTTAAGTTTTAAGTATAAATACGTACATTTACAGGCATGGCAAATAATCCAAGACAGCCTCGATTGAGAGTAAACAGAACAGCTTCATTAGCTGTTACTACAGCGTGGCAAAAGATAGATTTTAGCGGAACATCTGCATTTAATGTAAATACTTACGGCAAAGACCCTACATCTGGCAATCAGATGATAATGTGGGATAATACCGCAAAGTTATTTAGATTCTATAATAAGAACGACCAAAATTATATCGTGTTTTTTAATGCAATAACTACGGTAAATCTTATAACGGTTAAAGCCACTCTAAGGTATCGTTTCGTGGTGCCAAATGGAGTTAGCGCAGGGGTTAATCTTTACTTTCCATTTCCAGATACGCAAAGTACGGCCTATGTAGATGCGGCTGAAGTTACTTTATTAGCTGGAGGTGTTAATCATAACATTTCTCCGTTGCCTTTATATGTAAACGATTTGATAAGAGCAAACGGACTTTATATGGAAATACAGTTAAGCAACTCCCTTATTACTTTAGGTACGTGTACGCTGAATAGTTGCGATTTATTGATACAGTCTACTAAGTAGTATTGTTGTTACAAATCAAAATTGTATATTTGAACTAAATGAATTTACTAAACGGATCAGCTTTCATTTTGTGGATAGATACCACAACACCTTTAACGGGTGAACGTGGTTTAGACTATCGGCCTGTAGTGTGTGGCGTATCAAATGGTTTTGGAATGGACATCGAATCTATCAGCACACGAAACAAGTGCGATGGGGGGTACGATTCATCATTACCCGGCTACCTTTCATCTAACTTCGATTTAGATGGCTATGCTATCGGACTTAAAACGGCAGATAAATTGGCTAAGGCAAACTTTCAAGAGATAGCAATGCTAGCATTTAATAAGGTCATATTTTGGGTTAAGACTGATGATATACAAACATCGATCACAAGGGAGGCAAGGGCGTGGATATCTAGCTATAGGGAAACCATGAACATGGATACCCCTTACTCATTTACATGTAACTTCAATGTAACAGGCAAACCAATTTTGGAAACAAATATATTTAGAACAGTATTAGCTACAGACACAACAGGCACTGAACTAGTGCATGATGGAAACAATAATTTAATAGAAACAACAGATGGCAATTAATCCCGAAAACGTAGATTTAGTAACCGTTTCGCAATTAGATACGGTAGCATTAGCATTAACGAACCTTTTTGCTCATAGCGCACCAAATGGAACTTTGGGTAAAGCTACCATAAACGATTTGGCTGTTTTCTTAGCTCCATTTGTGGCATCTGTTGGCGCAAGCGGATACGTAGAGGTTATAGGCAATGTATTGCCAGATCCCGTTATAGAGAACGGATTTACAATAGTTGGGGCAGGGACATACGACCAAACAGGGGAGGCTGATTTAGTTGCCGATGGAACGATAAATATCCTGTCATGGGATGGAACTACATGGACGGTATCTAAGGAGATTGTTATTGATTTTTCGGCAGTTCAACAAAACATAACATCTGGTGTTGGTTATATCAACTGTTCAAGCCCTACCGTAGATTGGGAAAACCCAACAGTAGACGCTGGATGGAGATCAGCCACAACTGAATGTATAGAGGGTGATGTTTTTGATGTTAAAGGATTTGTTAGTAGCGCAGGAATACCCTTATATGCCTTTCTTAATTCTGCTGATGCTGTTATAGAAAGATTTGAAGATTCTGGGAGTGAGTTTTCCGTAACTGCCGTAGCTCCATTTGGCGCAGTTAGAATAGTTCATAATTCACAGTCAGCCTACGAAAGCCATTTAATTAAATCGGGCGCAATCATTTCTAGGATAAGCAGAGATTCAATAGCATTACAAACAGAGATTAATGATTATACGGATGGTATTCAAACTAAAAACGCTTACTTGTCGGCAAGTATTGGCGCAACAGTAGATCCATCTAACCCTACCCTAGATAATGGATGGACATTTGCGACTGATGATTGTGTTGCAGGAGATGTTTTCGATATTAAGGGATTTTCTTTTAGTGCCGGAATACCTGTTTATACATTTCTTAATTCAAGCAATGTAGTAATAGCCGTACCTGCACCAGAAGAAGTGAACGTTTTGGTAAACAGATTAATTACCGCACCGACAGGAGCAGTTAGGGTAACGCTCACCTCTCAAAACGGTTACGGTGCATATCTTAAAAAAACAGTAACGGCAACAGGTAAGTTACAAGTACAGATAGATGCTTTGGCCCCAACAGGTTCAATAGAGGAAATCGTATCAACTCCAGGCGATCAAAAACTGATAGATAAGCATTCGGAGGATACTACCGATTGGGGTTGGTTAAATGTTACAAGTGCTTATATTGGTTATGATGTTCCTGCCTCGTCTGATGCCTTGTTGAAATCCGCAAGGATATTAAGGTTTAATACCGATTATGCTACGGTTGACACGTTGGATGCAGAGATATTGGTTGGCATAATTGATCAAAGAAGAAACTTTCTACCGACAAGGGTTTACCCTGTAGTTGGCGAAAGGGACGGTAAACTTCTTGGTATTTACGATGCATTTGAATACATTAAGTTTACGCTTGGTTCAGATGCTTATATTAAAGCTGGGGAGGTTTGTTTTATTAAGGTTACCTCTATTAGTCCTGTTACGCCCCAAACTATCGGTATCAATTCGGTTAACTATGATCCTGCAAATAAACTTTTATATGCTCGTGAATTAACTGATTCATTAACAGAGGTAATCGGATACGGAGCAATGCAGTTCGTTATTGATACGCTGCCTTATACCTCTATATTTTCAACTAAGGCAGAATTGGAAGAGGTGGATAATGCAGTTAAGAGCTTAGCGGTAACCGTTACGAACAATACTATATTTAACGATTCGGCTACGGGCGAAAATTATAAAATTAAGGTGTTTAACGGGGAGGTGATTCTTAAATCACTCAACGTAGAGAGATTATTGGTTATTGGAAATAGCATGGTTTCGGGTTCGTTTACCGCTCAAACGGGAGATGATAGGGCTATGGCGGCATCTGTTCCTAATCATGGATTTGCTGATTACATGGCGAACAAATTTGGCGCAACGCTTGTAAAAATGAACGTATTTGAGTTTGAGCACGATTATGCAACTACTACAAATACATACGACTTCGCTACTCAATGGGCTGTTACAGACGATTATGATGCGATTATATTTTCTATCGGGGCAAATACTCCAGCTATTGATTCAACTTCATTAGCTAATTTAAGAACTCAATATACTGCCGCTTTAAATTATTTAAAAAGTGCAGCTCCGTCAAGCGAGATTTATGTACATACCCCGTTTCAAGGCGATGTAGTTTCAGATTCGGTACAAGCAGCAGCTACAGCAGCCTATTTACCTTTCATAGACACATCAACGTTCTTTGAGTATGAAAACGGTTCGGATATCTTTAAGGTAGGGGATTACATAAGGGATTCGGCAGGGGTTTATAAATCTATCGAAGATCTGGGTATTGCTAGGCATCCATCGGATGCAGGGCATAGAAGAATAGCTAATACATTGTTACCAGCTATGGGCAGCGAATTATATACCGCAGATACATTTACAATTAACCTAGTTCAAACTTCGGGCGGCACGATTAGCACTCCCAATAAGACTTGGCAAAAAGACGGTATTGCAACGATCAGAATGATTCCTGATAGCGGAAAGTTCATCAACTCTTTGACCGTAGTTGGTAGCGATAGCGCGAATGTAACTGTAAACCAAAGAACGAACACTCATGGAGTTTATTATACCTTTATTATGCCAGCTAAGGATGTTACGGTAACGCCATCATTTGTGTAAATTAAAAAATAATATATTATGAAAGTCGAAAACAATACAGTACCCCCGCCAGATGTGCCAATGACATGCGGAGGAAAGGCAAAACCGACAGAGCCAGGTGAGGGCGTTGGAAAATGGGAATGCGTAGGCGGTGAATGGGTTTGGAAACGTGATCTAGGAGGTGTCTAAATCAAATTACATAGCTATTTCTTGCCTTATCTTTATATTGGCCTACAATGCCTTTATATTGATAGGGCATTTTAGTTTGCTTCCTTTTGGATGGTTTAAACTATTAGGCAACTCTGCAATATTTGGGTTTAGTATTTCTACTGTATTATTCGCATTAAGCAACCATAAGAGCAAATCGGACATACGATGGCTTAAAATTTGTACGTTAATACTGTTTACCGTTTTTTGTTTAATATCGGCTAACAACTTTATGAATGTTTCGAATATAGAGGCATTGGTTTTAGAGTTTAACTTTATAACGTTTTTATTGGTTATATTTTTTATCTTTAAGGCAGACAAATACGGTAATATTTAACAGATGCTCAAGCATACATTGAACTACACTTATAACCTTATGATGATCCTCGGTGGTAGTATGCTTAGCTTTAATAGGGCTGACATATTTTGGCATATGGGTTGTTATGCCTCAATTGTGTTTGGCTTTATGCTTAGAATGAACCAGATAAGGAAAAAACAGGAGCTTACCACAAGCCTAATATTCTGGAACATTACGGCAACTTGCGCTATATGTTGGCTTGGCTTTAAGGTTTGGAATATCTACAGCACTACCGATAGTGCGTGGTATCAGGTATTCTTATTTGTTGTGTCTTTTTTTGCTGTTATTATATCAGAAAACCTTGACGCTCTCGGAAAAGTCAGTATTCCTGAACTTCGCAGGAAATTGGCAAAGAAGTTGTACCTACCAGATGACAAGGAGGAAACAGAATGATAATCGAACACGTACTAAATTACGCCACAATTGTTATAATAGGGTTGTTCTGTATTCGCCTAACAAATTTTGCATCAACTGCAAAATACAGCATGTTAAAGACAATTATTCGGGCCGTATTCTTTGGCGACCTTTATTACGTTAAATGGCAATTAAGGAATAGGGTTTACTTACTTACTAATGGCTTGTTGCTGTTGCTGATAGTTACAAATCTTATTCTTATCACGCTATTCAGCCAGAACAATATACTACAAAAACCAATGTTGCAATTTATTGTATCCCCTTTAATATGGGGATTGATATTTGCGGCATTCCATTTTGGCCTTAAAAGATATGAGGACAAGACAGGTTAGAAAACTTTACTTTTTATCGGCCATATCGGAAACGTTAGGGCTTTTTGCTTTTACGCATAATTGTTGCTACCTTAGGGGTATGGCAAAGTTCGAGATAGCAGAATCAATAACAGGACGTAACGAAGGTGGATATGCAAATAATCCATCCGATACAGGTGGGGAAACCTATGCCGGTATTGCTCGTAACCATTGGCATAAATGGGAGGGATGGAAGATTATAGATGGGTTTAAGGCGAGAGGATTAAAGACAGCTAAACAAATTAATGATGCTGCTAAAATTACGTCCGAACCATTGCACTTTTTGGTTTCATCTTTCTACAAAAAAAACTTTTGGGATGTCTTGAAATTAGATTTGGTAAACGATCAGCAATTGGCTAATAGCGTTTATGATTTTGGGGTTAACTCTGGAACGAGTAGGTCGGCAAAATACTTACAATTATCTGCTGGCGTAAAAGACGATGGAGTTATAGGAAATCAAACGTTAAACGCTGTTAATTCTGCCGATAGAAAAGTCATATACTATGATTTCAATAAAAGACGAGAGACTTTTTATAAATCAATAGCAAAGGGCAATCAAGCGCAGTTCCTTAAATCATGGTTAAGTAGATTAAAACCTTATAAAGAATGAGCGATAAACATTTTCCACACTTATTTTGGTTTTGTGTTGGCGTATTCAGCGTAAGCTTTTGCGCAATGATATGTTTGATTTATATCCCTTTCCCTATTGAGCACAGGGACATGGCGGCTAACGCACAGGGATTTTTACAGGGCAGTTTAATAATGTCTGCAGTTGGGTTTTTATTAACCGGAAGCATAAGCACATCAGCTAAGAAGCCAGATCAAAAGACAACTATTGAAGCCACTCCGACTACTACAACGGTTACAACAGAAACACCACCCGTAATTAATACTTCCGAAAATGCCGGTTAGATGGTTTGTCTTTGGTTGCGCAATTGCAATAGGGTTATTTTATTTATTCACAATATTAATATTTAGATAGTATGCGTAGACGTAGAATTGATTTACTTTCTGATGATTTAAAGGATTCCTTAAAGTCAGAGGCAAAAGGTTTTTTTGGAACGATTATTAAATTGTTTCTTTCAAAGATCGTAGAAATTATAATCCAGGCATTAATTAAGAAATCATGGGTAAATGTTACAGATGATTGGGACGATATAGTTTAAAATAATACCAATGACTGCGGGAACCTTTGGGTATAGATGAAATATTTAGAATATTAATTTTATATACTGGCAAGCTGACTTACAGGAAAGGATGTGCAATTGGTGAAAAGATAAATAAAGGAACAGCACCAATATAAAGCCGCTAACTTAAACGCTAGCGGCTTTTGTTTATTAATAAAGGTTTTCACTAATTAGTATTTGATTTTCTTGATCAGTAAGACCCGCTCCATAAACAATTTGATTTGCTGCTTTTGCTATTAAATAAGCTTCTTTTCGCCCAACATGCCTATCCAAATTGGTTACAAAGCCTTGAGCACTTCTTCCGGATGATAATATTATTTTTTTGACTTCTTCCGGATTAATACCTAATGAATCAGCCGTGGCACCAATAGAGGTGTAGCAGTTGTGATGCCTACGTCCACAGATTACAAAGCCTGTTTCAATGTTTTTAGGCTGATGTATATGTTTCTTACCGTCATCAAAATGAATTGATGCACACAATATATATTCTTTCATATCTTATTTGTTTTTACCACACCTCGTTATGAAGTTGCTTTTTTTGTTATTTGCAAGGATGATTCCTTTCGACTTCTCTTTCTTTCATTACCCAATCGTAATCTAAAAGGTAATTATGTGAATTGCCAACTAAATTGTATTTATCTTTTGATATAGATAGTTTAAAGAAAGTTCTCATTCCATTTTCAGTTATTGGCGCTACCTTATGAATGCTGTATTGATCCAATCTTAAAAGCTCTCCATCTGAATAAATAATGTTTTTTCGGTTATCATATTGCCATTCCATTTCCGAAAGACTTTTGTTATGATCTAGTGTTAATTTAAAATCCGTATCGTTAAAGACAGTTCCAAATTTATCGCTCCATATGTAATTAATATCATCAGTCAAAAAACCATCAGAATGCCAGCCCTCACGATTGAAAGAACATCCTTTTTGCTGAAACATATATTTAACTGTTAAATAAACGTTGCTGTTAACATAATTGTCTAATCCATATTCACCAATATAATCGCAACAACACTGCCCTATCATATCGCAAAACACCCTTAATCTATGTTCTATTTGCATCGGGTGAGTGCCGGATAATTTAATAGGCAAATACTGATAAAACATCATTTCTTTGCATTCAACATTTTGAATACCCAAAGAGGTTGGTAGTTTTCCGTACATGTTATTTACGTTCAAAAAAGTATAGCCCTAATTCCTGCATGATGAATAGTTTTGCTAATCCTATGTAATGCAATGTTTGAATATCATCAATAGGTTGTCCTGTTTTGTAACATTCTAAATGTCGGGATTCTGTTTCGCAATCTTCATAAGTATTAACGATAGCCCACAAATAAAACTTACCGTCAATATCTTCTATTCTTATGATAATAGCGCCTTTTGGTAATTCAATTACCTGCTTTTTTTTTACAGATAATTCGTATTTAAATATTGCATTCATATAATCTTTCTCTTTAATACTATTAAAACTTAATCCGGTTCCATCGATCACTATACCAAGTCCCAACCTCACTACCTCCCGACCTATACCACGTCCATTCTGAATATTCAGCAGCGTATTGGATTCGCTCACGACCTATAAGGATGTGGCGAAGTTGGTTAATCGACTGTTTCATTATCCTATTGCGTATATTTCTCTGAAACTTCCTACAACCTCTCTTATTCCATTATTTTCTATGATATAATGGCCGCCCATAGTATAACCGATGAATTTTCCGTAATTTGTGTTTTGACCAATTTTAAATAGTTTCATAATTCTTATCCGTTAATAAATTTAATAGCTGTTTTTAAATCTTCAATATTATATACTTGCATCATATATAAAGGCCTTGTCGTATAGTCGCAATCTATTCTTATTGTTCCCTCAACATCTACTGTTACTTCGTCGTTTATTTGGTAGTATCCTAATTCATAACTAGGTAATCCCAATTCGATTAATTCGCTTTCTTTCATAATTCTTATTTATTTTTTGGTTGACCTATTCATATTTCTTACCGCAGAAAGGGCAAAACTCATGTGTAACAAATGATTTTCTGGTCTTTTGCCTAATCTCTCCGTTTTTCATTGTATGATTATATCCTACTTCTATATTTTGGCCCGTTTTTATTACGGGGTTTGATTTGCTTATATCCTGTATATTGGATAGATCAAAATAAACGTGAGTAATTGAACTGTTATTAGTCATTAATCCTTTTCTAACTTTTGCATTGCAGCAGGGTTCTTTTTCCATAATTCTTATTTTAAGGTTGTTTGTTTATTATCCGCTATTTCGGTGTTTTTCATAATTCTTGTTTATATTTAAATATTAGACATATCTTCTCTTACGGCTTCATCGGCATCATACCCGTCCTTAAAGTAATCCCTGTAATCCTCAACATCGTTGATAGGGTAATCAAATTTTTTTGCGTATTCTTTAAGCTTAATAGACCATTCTAAGAACAGATGCTTTATATCAGCGTAAATAGTAACGCTAGATACATTTAGTTTCTTAGACAGCTTATCTACCATATCGGTAGTAGACAATAAAGTAGTTGTATATTCTTTATATACATTTTCCCTACGCTTTTTGATTTGCTTTTGTTTTCTAGTTAAATTCATATCACAAATATAGTAAACATATTTTAAATATCTAATTAAAAATTTAATTAAATATTTTATTAAAAACATTTGCATATTAAAAAACAACTCCGTAATATTGCATTAACAAAATCAATAAACAAAATGCAAAACAAACCTTACTTTCAGTGTTACGATTCAAAAGGGATGGTATACTACACTGATCAAAACGACAAACCGCTTATCGCTCCTTTTAGCATAAATAATCTATACGACTTCATTGTAGCCAATCACGATGAATGTCACGTAACAATGTATCTGGATAATAATTGGGATGATGTATGTCTTGATTATTGGAGTAGCGTAATGAGCAACGAAACAGAATTTAAGTCAAATAATCTTCCACAACAAACAGCTAAAGTGTAATGAATAATAGAAAATTCCTTTTTCCAAACGATAAGTTAACATTTGGAAAGTATGCTGGCAAAGAAATACAAGAGGTTATCAAAATAGATAAGCCTTATTTTGATTGGATGCTTAAACAGGATTTTGAAATTAATCCATTATTGATTGATTTAAGAAATGGGATTGATATTGTTAGTAGCGAAATAACACACAAATTTGTAAACGCTACGGATACTTTAAACATAACATTGCATCGTTTTTGGAGAAGTAAGCATGTTAAGGGTGTTAGAAAATCTAAACAAAAAACAATTAATCGTGAGGTGATATTCTCTTATAAGTCTAATCTACCCTTTATTACAGAGGTTTTAAAATGGGTTGAGCATATTGACTGCACCAAATTCCATAATGACAGCATAGAAATAGAAAAATCAGAAACTATCTACCACTACAATAAGAAAGATTTAGAAGAATTTATTAATAGCAAACTTAAATATCACGGATTGTTATGAACCAACTAGACCAATTGCGAAACTTTATAGATCGCAGAATTAAAACATTAAACACCGAGGAAATAGATGCTATCGGTAACTTAGATTTTGAAACGGCATCGACTAAATCCGCAATTCAATCGGAGCTTTACGATATTAGGGCTGAACTGAATAGATTGAGTTGGTTGGATATGGAGGAGAAATTAAAGGTAAAGGAGGATAAATAATGAGTATTGGAGGTTATGATTGCTTAATAAAATATTTAGCAGAATTAGAAAATACAACTACAACAAAAGCGGTTAGGTTTAATGATAAGCCAAAGATTTCTGGAGATAAGTTTGC